ACCGCCCGAGCCGGCCCCGCCGAAATCGATGGTGGCGAGCCCGGACAGGTTGCGCAGGCCAAGCGGCTGGTTTGCGGAACCGGAGCCATAGAAGAACCCGCGATCGATGCCGATCGCGAGCGTGCTCGCGAGGTCGCGGCGCACCAGCCCCTCGATGTCGATCGAGGACTGCTGCAGCAGCTTGCGCGTGATCGTGCCATGAGCCGAAATGGTCTTCGGCGCCATGCTGACCTGATCCATGTCCAGCGCGGATTCGGTGGAGTCAGCGTCCTCATCCAGCCAATAGGCCGTGGCCCCGCCGGTCTGCCGCGGGATATCGACGTTCCCGACAAGCCCGCCCAGCGGCGTGCCCAGCTGCATCGCAATGGTGCGATTGCGCAGCATCTCGACAAAGGATTCCGACAGCAGCTCGGTCGCGATCGAGAACCCGCCGGTGTCGCCGGCAGCGCCGCCGGCGGTGTCGGTGTTGAGGGCGCGCATCAGCACCTCGGGCGGGATCAGCAAGCCCTTGGCCGAACGCCCCGACAGCCGCGCCCGCTCGGTCGCGGCCGAAACGAGATCGAGCTCGAGCGCGGCGTGCCGCTGGGCCCGCGCGTCGGTCGGGTTGAAGGCGGCCTGAAACAGCCGCAAGAACCGAAAGCCGTCCGCATCGCCCGTGGTCGCGCCGCCCGCGGCGTCGCCGGCCGCGAGCGGACGGTTGCCGCCGCGCTGGTTGACGTGCGCCAGCAGGGCCCGCTGGAAGTCCTCCGGGCTCTTGCCGTTTTCGATGAACTGCGCCGCAAGGTCGAGCGCGTCATATTCGCGGCCGAGCGTCATGATCGCGGCGACGCGCTGCTGGCTGCGGCTCTCGCCCTCGCCGCGCGCGTGCGCCATGTCCGCGCCGGCTCGCTCGAGCACTTCGAGGATCTCGATGATCTTGCCGTTCTCATCCACCTTGGCCCGGACGAGGTTGCCCTCGGCGTCGCGCAGGATCTTGCTGTTCATGGTGTGGTCCTCGTTGGCAGCGCGCGCGGCGCCGGGGTTGGCTGTTGCCTCATCCTCGCCGACCGCCGGGTCGCGATCCTCTGGCGGATTTCCCGGCGCCGGTGCGGCGCGCCCCACGCCGACCGAGGCGTCGGCAGGCACGCTCACGATGCTGATCTCGTAAGGGGTCCACTCGGTCACGCGCACCAGGTCGGACATGCCATTGCGCGGCGTGATCTCGATCTTGTCGATCGAATAGCCGACCGAGACGTGCTTGCGGATCCCGTCGACCACGTCCGCGAAGATCTCCTCCGCGCGCGCCGATCGACCGAAACGCACCAACGCGCGCCCGATCCGGTCCCCATCGATCCGCGCGCTCTCGATCACGCCGACCTGATTTCGATGGTCGTGGTCGACCAGCAGAGGCGCGCCGCCATCGAGCCGATCCGTGCGCATCGCACCGGCATCATGCACCAGCACCTCATCGCCGAACCACCGATCGACAGGCGTCTCGGACGAGAACGCCAGCTCGACGGTGCGCGCCACCTGGTCGATCGAGCGCACCTCGCCGTGGCGCACCAGCGGCTCGGTCGCGCGGCGCGCCGTGATCTGCGCGAGGGTCGCCGATCGCTGGAAGCGAGCGCCGACGATCATCACCCCGCGCGTCTGGTCCTGCGCCGGCCGCATGCACGCCTCGCGGTCCTTGCCGCCCTCGGCGCGGATGGCCTCGGCGCTGGTGGCAGGCGAGGCTGCAAGCGCAGGCGCGTCGGTCTCAAGGTTGCGGTGCATCAGGGTCTCCTTCGAATGGGTCGGGCTGTTCGCTTTGGCTTGGGTTTTCAGCGGGGTCGGCAGGCGCAGGCTCAAGCCCCAGCGACGTCATGATGAAAAGATCGGGCATGCCGGCAGCGCGCATCGCTGCGATATCGCGGCCGTATTCCTTCCAGGTGCTCTCCGGATCGCGGCCCTGATCGCGGATGATCTGGCCCGGCGGGATCAGCAGGCTGTTCTTGGATTTGATCGCGGCATCGACCTCGGCGCGCGGGTCGATCCAGGCCCAGCGGCGCGGCTGCCAAGAGATGCGCGCGAACTTCTCGAGGCTGCGCGCCGGCAGCGCCGCGCCCTGCTCGGTGACGATCTGCCCGGACAGCAGCGAATAGCGCAGCCATCGATCGAACACCCGCTGGTGCAGGCATTCGGTCAGCCACTCCTGCAGGTCCTTCCAGTGCTCGCGCTCATCGAGCGCGCCCTGCCGGATGCTCGAGAAGTTGACGCCCTCGAGATCGTTTGCGAGCCCGTTGTAGGCGACCCCCAGGCCGCTTGCGATTCCGCGCAGCATCGCCTTGCCGAACACCGCAAGCTCACCGGCCGGATATTGCGGATCCGCGGCCTTGTAGCTCAGCCCGGGCGGGAGCTCGTGATAGGTGCCAGCCTCGGCATCGATCGAGTAGGGCTCGCGGTCCGCAGGGTCCGCGTTCGGGTCCTCAGCGGGCGCCATGTCCTTGTCCCACTCGAAGAAGCCCATCTTCGCGGCGCTGGCGCGCGCATTCACCAGCGCGGCCTTCTCGAACCCGTCGAGCATCCGCATCCGCCAGAGCGCCGTCGCCATCCATGGGATGCCGCGCTTCTGCCCGATCATCTCGGGCAGGAAGCCATGCAGGATCTCGTCGGCCGGCACGCGCACGAAGCTGCGCCCGCCGAACAGATACTCCGCGTCGCGCGCGCCGGTCGATGAAAAGTAATAGGCGAGCGGGCGCCCGAATTCGTTGAACTCGATGCCGTGGCGCACGAAGGAGCCGTCGCGCCGGCGTCCCTCGTCAAAATCCACCGGGCAGCGCTGCGGGTCGATGACCTGCAGCGAAAAGCCCCATGGGCCCGCTTGCGCGCCGGTGATCACCCGCACCATGAACTCGCCGTCGCGCGCAGCCGTGATCGTCAGCAGGCCCTGAAGGCTGCGCCACGACATCTGCCCGGTCACATCGGCCGTTTGCGGGCGGCACCATTTCGCCCATGCGGCCTCGATCGCCTCATTTGCCACTCTGTCGAGCACGCCGCCGATGTCCTGCGCCTGCGCCTGTAGTTGAACGCCGCGCGGGCCCACCACGTTCTGCCGCACCATCCGCAGAAACGCCTTGCCGTGGTCGTTGTTCGCCGCCTGCTCGCGCGAGCGCGCCACCAGCACCCGCTGGTTGCGCCGCACGACATCATCGGCCGTGAGCGGCGTCGTGCCCCAGCTCGCGGTGAGCCGGTCCGTTTCTCCAGCGTCGAACATGCGCACGACCGCGCGCGACGACTGCAGAGCCCGGCGCATGGATGCCGCGCGGTTAACGCCCGGCGCGGCCGGGCTGACGCTGGCCGCCGCTGCGGTGACTTCAGGCGCAGCGCGGTTGATACCAGCCGCGCGCTTCTCGCGCCAATTCTTGCGACCAGCCATCAGAATTTCACCCGGTGTTCGCGGCCGATGCCGCGCCGATCGCCCGCCGCCTCACGTTCGCGCTTCACATCGCCGATGTATTGCAGGCGCATCCGGCGCAGATCGGCGAGCGGCGTGCGGCGCAGCTCGCGGTTGTTGATGCGGTAGCTTTCCTGATCGATGGTCGCGCGGCCCTCGATCACCGCCTCGATCGAGGCGAGCACCTTCTTGGCATGCGTGCGCCCGTCATACTCCGCGCCGGCGCTGACCAGATCCGGCCGGATGCGCACCTGTCCGCTCCCGAGCTCGACCACGTCGACACCATCGGTCGCGCGCAGCGCGATCCAATAGGAGCCGGGCGTCCAGGCGCCGGTCACCGCCGGCGCGGCGCGCAAGCCCAGCACGCCATCGACCACGGCCGCGGTCAGATCGATGGCGACAGGACCGCGCAGATGCGCGGTCACGGTCCAGGACGCCGCCGGATAATCGGGCAGCTCGAGCGGAACCGACAGCGTCAGGCCCGCGGTGATCTCGGATGGAAAATTGATCGCCACAGCCTCACCATGAATTCGCCCAGCCTTTGCGCGCGCGCTTGCGCGGGTCCACCCGTGGGGCGCGTTTTCGGGGTGGCGGCGTGGGCTCATCATCGGGCAGGGCAGGCGCCGCATCCTCTGGC